GTATGGAGAAGACGCAAATGTAGCCAAGACCACAGATTCAGTACACAAGAAACGATTGTCGTTGGAAGAGCAGGTGAAGACAGCATGGCCTTTCACGAGAGTCGATCCAAAAATTCTGGAGAGAGCGCACCGATTAGCAAGTCGGAAGACGCCGACTCCTGACATTGACGCAGAACCTGCACCTTTTTAGGAAATCATCATGAAAAAACCCAACTTGACCCAGCGCATCCGCAACTACATCAAGAGCCATCCCGAAGCATCCCCCAAGGAGATCGCTACTGAGACCAAGACTAACCGCAAACTTGTCTACGTTGTGCGACATGGTTTGAAGAAAGCCGCACCCGCGCCCGTCATCCCGTCGAACACACTGACTATCTCGGTGGCAAAGAACCCGCAAGCTGATCTTGTAAATCACCCGCCGCACTACAAGGTAGGCGGTATCGAGACCATCGACTTCATCGAAGCGAAGAAGCTCAACTACAACTTGGGCAACGTGGTCAAGTACATCACCCGCGCAGATCACAAGGGCAATCGCAAGGAAGACTTGGAGAAGGCGATGTGGTACTTGAAGCGCGAGATCAACGCTCTTTAATCAACCGCAGGGGGCTAGTCCCCCTGCTCATGGAGGCATCATGGAACTGCAACAAAGCATAAAAATGCTTGGGGACCACATCAGGGCTAATCCGCAAGTGGTGGACACCTTTTCATCCGTGGTCAACAAGTATCACTATCGGCGGCTCATCGAGATGGTTGAGGACAACACGGACAAACTATTCAGTCCGGAAGAAGTTCAGTACATCAAAGATAGCGTCAAACATGCGAAGCAAGAAGTATTTTTTGGATGGGTGGTTGAAGTCATAGGCGGTGGTAGTCCTACACTCCCCTACGATGTGCCTCCTATGGCTATCACAAACATCAGTGGATTCAACGGGACTTCCGTAATTGCTAACGCGACTCTCACAAATGCTAATAACACTTGACTTTGAGACGTACTACAACGACAGCGGCCTTGGCTTCAGAACACAAACGACCGAGGAGTATGTACGTGACCCGGCGTTTGAGATCATCGGTGTAGCGGTCCAAGTTGATGACGGAGAGCCCAAGTGGTTCTCAGGTTCGCACGATGAGATCAGAGTTTGGTTGAGACAATTTCCGTGGAAACAGAGCATGGTGCTCGCCCACAACACGCAGTTCGATGGAGCAATCCTTTCGTGGTGTTTTGGGATCAAGCCTATGGGTTGGCTCGATACGCTCTCGATGGCTCGGGCGCTCCACGGTGTTGAGGCGGGCGGTTCACTTGCCAAACTCGCTGAACGCTACAAGGTCGGTGTCAAAGGCGAAGAGGTTGTTCATGCCATAAACAAACGCCGTCTGGACTTTGCGCCGGACGACCTACAGCGGTATGGCGAGTACTGCTGCAACGACGTGCGTCTGTGCTATGAGCTATTTGTGATCATGAGCAGGGACTTCCCGATGGAGGAACTACGCCTGATCGACATGACTCTCAAGATGTTCACACACCCGCTGATGTGCTTAGACGAGGAGTTGCTGACGGAGCGCATCGAGGACTTGCTCAAAGAAAGGTCTGAACTACTTCAATCGCTCATGAGCCAGCTCAAGTGCTCCACTGAGGAAGAGGTTCGCAAGAAACTTTCTAGCAACAACATGTTTGCTGATGTGCTGCGCTCATTCAAAATCGAAGTGCCGATGAAGCACAGCGAGAAGCAGGACAAAGACATACCTGCGCTTGCCAAGAAGGATGAGGGGTTCATCGCACTGACCGAACACGAAGACCCGTTTATTCAGCACCTCTGCTCTGTCCGACTCGGTACAAAGTCCACACTGGAGATCAAGCGCATCGAGCGGTTCATCGAGATCGGTAGACGGAACAAGGGACTACTGCCTGTCCCGTTGAAGTATTACGGCGCGCACACAGGTCGCTGGTCAGGCATGGACAAGGTCAACTTCCAGAACTTGCCTAGCAGGGACAAGAAGAAAAAGGCGCTGAAGAAGGCCATCATCGCCCCAGAGGGCTATGTGGTGATGAACTCAGATTCGTCACAGATCGAGGCGCGCATGGTGGCGTGGCTGGCGGGACAAGATGATGTAGTACGGCAGTTTGCCAGCAAGCAGGATGTGTACTCCCTGTTTGCCACGGAGGTGTACGGTAAACCCATCACCAAAGCAAACGAGACTGAACGCTTCGTGGGTAAGACCTGCATTCTCGGATTGGGCTATGGCACAGGTGGCCCCAAGCTGCGGCATACCCTAGCTACATCGCAACCCGTGTCGGTACAAATCGACGAGGATGAAGCCAAGCGTATTGTGAACATCTATCGTGAGAAGAACGACAAGATCGTCGAGCTATGGGGCGAGGCAGATCAGATGCTTGAGTCCATGATGAGCGAGAAGCTCAAGAAGCCTCTGGCGTTTGGCAAGCATAGATGCGTGACCTATGACTCTGACGGGATCATCTTGCCCAATGGGTTTCGTATCAGATATCCAAATCTACGCAGGGAGTGGGAGGACGGTAAATCCCGCGTGGTGTATGACTCTCGCAAAGGACCCGTGAGCATTTGGGGCGGAGGAGTCGTTGAGAACGTAGTGCAAGCGTTGGCTCGGATCGTAGTAGGGACGCAGATGGTCCAGATCAACGAGCACTACAGGGTTGTCCTGACGGTGCATGACGCGGCGGTGGTCGTTGTGCCGGAGGACGAGGCTGAAGAAGCCGTGCAGTTAATAACTGGCATCATGAGTAGCGCGCCGGAATGGGCCGACGGGCTACCTGTGGCATGTGAATGCAAATATGGAGGTTCGTATGGCGACTGCTGATAAGGTCAAAAGCAAGGTTGAGCGCAGTATGGTTGTCTCCGCTGGTAATGCGGAGTCGATGCGGGAGTACATGGACAGGAAGTATGCGGAAAGTCCAATCAAACTCCGCACCTTGGCATGGGGGCACTACAAGAGAGGATTGCGTTACAAGAATTTCAGAGACGTGTTTTCTAGGCCGGAGGGCGCGCAAGGTCTGAAAACAACTATGGCGGCACTGTCCGAAGCTCTGTCCAAGAACAGAGAGATAGCCCAAAAAGGCGCGGGGGGTGATGTGCTTGAGGCGATTACATCGTACCCATTCGTTGTGCTTGAGCCTGACTTTCAGACGCCACGAAACTACTATGATGCTTTTATAGAAGAGGGCGCTATTAACTTACCGTTTCCCATGGTCACGGTCTTGTGTGCGCAAAATCTTAATGCCGAAGGAGATGGGTTTGATACTATCACCCCCATATTTCTTGCGCAGGAATCGGGTGGTGGAGTAAATATTCACCTTGCACTAGGCGTATCTTCCGACACTATATTCAAACGCCCGCATATAGCCACAATCAACTTGACTGTGACAGAACATCCAGAAACGCATGTTCTGAGCATCACGCCGTCTGCGCCGGTAGCTCAAGCTGGATGGATGGACTACAGTCTGTATGAATCATTAGCCAACAGCGCGCTAGTTGCTATCTACATGCTCACACACCATACGGGTGAGGTGCTGATGTCACGGCCCAGCCTTGAAGAAGTGTCGGCCAATAAGAAAAGAGCGCGTAAGGGTAAAGCCCCACTAGTTGAGTTCAAACTTGTATCTATCACAGGCAAAGAAACGTACAAGGCTTCCACACCTCACGGCACACATGCGTCGCCCAAGCAACACTGGCGTAGGGGCCACTGGCGTAACTGCAAATCGGGCAAACGCACATGGATTGAACCCATGCTGGTGGGTGACGAAAAGAACGGCAAAATCATCAAAGACTACGCCATAGGAAACTACCGAGATTCCGGATCGCATGCTATTATGAGATGATCAAAATCTCAGTGAGGATATAGTCATGCAACCGTCTGAAGTGAAGTGGTCGTTCTCATCGCTCAAGGATTACGTCAACTGCCCACGGCAGTATCTTGAAGTCAAGGTTCTCAAGCGATACGAAAAGAAACCAACAGCGCAAACCCTGTATGGGTCGGCGGTACATTCAGCGATTGAAGACTATGTCGGCAAGGGCACTCCCCTCCCTGAAGACTACAAGCGTTACGCCTCCCAACTTGACCCCCTTGTTGAGATGTCAGGAATTAAATTTCCTGAGCATCGCATGGCTGTTGATTTTGAGCGCAAGCCGTGCTCTTGGGGAAAATACTGGGTGCGTGGTATCGTAGACCTTCTGGTGGTTGATGGCTCCACTGGATTTATCGTGGACTACAAGACCGGCAACGACAAGTATGCTGATCTGAAACAACTGCAACTGATGGCCCTCCTGACCTTCGCTCACTTTGAGCAGGTCGATCACATCAAGGCAGGGCTGCTTTTTGTAGCCAAGAAAAATTTCATTACAACAGAGTACTCTCGCGGTGATCTTGACAAGCTGTGGATGGAGTTCTACCCGTCGCTTGAGCGACTGCGGCTGTCCCATGTCAACGACGAGTGGCTCCCCAACCCAACCCCACTATGCGGCTGGTGTCCAGTACGCGAATGTGAGTTTCATAAAGAAAATTAATCATGGAAGCCGGACTGATAGATTACGCCCACCCAATGATCATGGTTGACAGGAAGATGAAAGAGGCGCACGAGCAGCTACTCCTTCGGAACTGGGACGCAGGCATGGAGAAGTTGCTTGAAGCGTCGGTTGAGTTGAAAATGGCGATGAACTCCGTCAGGCACATCAAGGAGACCGAGAATGCCCTACGTCAATAAACCCAGACCCTACAAGCTGGAGTACCAGCAGCAAAAGGCTAGAGACGAGCATGCCCGTCGCATGGAGCGTCAACGCGCACGGCGCGCAATCGACAAGAAGGGCGACGACAGCAACGGTAACGGCAAGGCTGATGTGCGCGAGGGCAAGGACGTAGCGCATCGCAAGGCGCTCGACAAAGGTGGCTCCAACAAGCATGGCGTGTACATCACGTCAGCGAGTGCCAATCGTTCTTTCCGGCGTGACTCTAAGGGTAATCTGGTATCCGAGACCAGCAAAAAAGAGCGGAAGAAAACTTGACATTTAGCCAGCGGGCTCCATAATGTCTGAGTGGCCGTAGGGTGTGAGTGGGTCACGGATGTCACGCATCCAAAGGGGTTTTTGCAGTTGCGTTTCTTCCCCGATAACCGCATCAGTCAGTCGGTAGGGCCTCCATCTCCCTTTCTCCTGCGTCAGGGCTGACCGGGTGAGGGGGCGCAGTCCCCCTCCTACCCGTTTTTTAGTTGATCAAACAGTATGCAAGTAGTCGAAAACAGTGCGATAAGGTTCAAGTGTCCCTCTGACACTGCTGCGGTCATAACCAGCTACATCGACAAGAGCGAAGTGCTGGACAACAATGGCGCGGTCTCTGATGTGGTTGTGTTCTGGGGGCTCGATGAGATGCAGCGGCTTGCGCGCATCGCTCCCTCTTCCCTGAAGATTCCATCGCCCATCGAGCGCGATTACAACTGGCCCGGGATGTTCACTCCGTTTGAGCATCAAAAGGACACGGCTCGATTTCTCACCCTGCACAAACGCGCGTTCTGCTTCAACGAGGCGGGTACAGGCAAGACTTCTGCTGCGATATGGGCGGCTGACTACCTCATGAATCAGGGACGCGCCAAGCGCGTTCTGGTGATCTGTCCTCTGTCCATCATGCAAAGCGCATGGCAAGCTGATCTGTTCAAGACAGCGATGCACCGATCATGTGGTGTGGCGCATGGCTCTACATCCAAGCGCAAAAAGATCATCTCAGCAGGTTACGAGTTTGTGATCATCAACTACGACGGCGTAGGTGTCATCGAGGAAGAGATCAAACAAGGCGGCTTTGACTTGATCATCGTTGACGAGGCCAACGCCTACAAGAACACGAGCACTGTGCGCTGGCGCATTCTTGCAAGACTGCTGACCAAAGACACATGGCTGTGGATGATGACGGGCACTCCTGCATCACAGTCGCCTGAAGATGCGTTCGGACTCGCCCGACTCATTAATCCTGATGCTGTTCCTCGATACAAGTCTGCATGGAAAGACAAGGTGATGTTCCAGGCCAGTCGTTTTCGCTGGCTTCCGAAAAAAGAATCACAACAGATTGTGTTCGACGCGCTGCAACCCGCGATCCGGTACGAGAAGGCCAACTGTGTTGATCTACCAGAGGTGCTGTATCAAGACCGATACGTGCCGTTGAGCCCGCAAGCAGCGAAATATTACAAGGACTTGGTCAGAGAGATGCAGATCAAAACCGCTGGAGAGACCATCAGCACGGTCAATGCTGCGGCGGCTATCTCTCGACTGTTGCAACTATCAGGCGGCGCTGTGTATACGGACGATGGCAATGTCGTTGAGTTCGATATTGCACCACGGCTCAACGTCCTGCAAGAGGTTCTGGATGAGGCAGCGCACAAGGTGCTCATCTTCGTGCCCTTCCGGCACACGCTGCGCTTGATCAGCAACCATCTGACGGCCAACAACGTAACCAACGAAATAATCTCTGGAGATGTGTCGGCGTCTGAACGCGCCAGAATCTTCGATAGGTTTCAGACCACAACCAGTCCAAAGGTGCTGCTCATTCAACCACAGGCAGCATCGCACGGTGTGACCTTGACAGCGGCAGACACGTTGATCTTCTGGTCTCCCGTCATGTCAGTCGAAACGTACTTGCAATGCGTGGCTCGGATAGATCGAGTGGGCCAGCAAAACAAGATGACCGTCATCCACCTTCAAGGGTCAGAGGTGGAGAAGCGCATGTACAAGATGCTGCAAAGCAAAGTGGACATGCACGAGCGGTTGGTTGACCTGTATCGTGAAGAGATGGAGGATAGCAATGAGTGACGCTGAGTCATTAGTAAAAGACTACTTGACAATTCGCCGGGAACGCGAAAAACTCAAGGAGAAGTACGAGAGTGAAGACAACACTCTCAAGGAAGCCATGGCGCGTATCGAGAGCGCGCTCTTGGACATTTGCAATCAGACGGGGGCGAACGGACTAAAGACAACGCATGGCAGCGTAAGCCGCCAAATCAAGGATCGGTTTTTCTGTACGGACTGGGACAACTTCAAAAAGTTTGTGGAGACTGAAGGCTCCATCGACTTGCTGGAGCGTCGCATCCATCAGAAGAACTTCAAAGAATTCATGTCTGGGAGAGAAGGCATGGGCCTGCCTCCGGGGGTGAATAGCCTACGCGAATACGACATCGTTGTTCGCAAGGTATCAAGTAACGCAACTTCAGTTTAAGGAAAAGTATCATGGCAAACGAACTAGCCACAATCATCGGTTCTTCCGATCTCGCAGAACTCCAACTCGGTCTTGATGAGGACACCCTTGCGGTTGCAGGCGGTGCTGTAAAAGGCAACAAGCGCATTTCGATTGAAGGTCGGGTGTTCCGCAAAATCGTTGGCGGCAAAGAGCAAAGCGTCAACACTGACAACTCGATGAACGTAGTCTTCGTCAAGATGGCGCACGACGCATCGCGTACGTACTACGCCTCTACCTACAAGAAGGGTGTGAAGATTTCCCCCGCTTGCTGGTCCAACGACTCCAAGACCCCGGACCCCGAGGTTAAGAGTCCACCTGCATCGTCATGCGCGGAGTGCCCCAACTCTGTAAAAGGCTCTGGCCAAGGTGGTCAAGGTACGGCGTGCCGTCTGTCATGGCGTACTGCGGTTGTTCTTCCCAACGACCCCGCTGGCGATGTGTACCAGCTTGTGCTGCCTGCCACGAGCGCGTTCGGCAAGGAAGAAAATGGACGCTGGCCTTTCCGTCCGTACATTCAGATGCTGGCAAACAATAACGTGTCTGCTGGGCGCGTTGTGACCAAGATGGAGTTTGACATCAACAGCCCAGTGCCCCGTCTGCTTTTCTCGCCAGTAGCTGCCGTGCCTTCGGAGATGCGTGAGACTATCGCACGTCAAGGCAAGACACCCGCTGCGGAAAGCGCCGTCAAACTCACGGTGTACAAGACTGACAGCGCGGAAGAAGAGGTCGAGGCACCAGCAGTGCCGGAGCCGACTGTGCGTGAGACCGCCAAGCCTGCTGCCAAGGCAGAGGATGTGAGCGAGATCGTGAAGAAGTGGGCAAAAAAGTAAATGCCTCAGACGTACAGCGCCAGACTCAGGGAATTCCTTGAGGACACGACTGTCTATCGACTAGGGAAGGACCTTGGCGCTGTGTGCGTCAAGGCCAACCTTCCTGCGTCGTATGTTGCCGTTGTGTTGGATGTGTCTCGGATCACCATACATTCATGGTTCCGAGGCGGCACTATACGTCCACGTAAACGGGAAAAAGTCGAGACGTTCATCAAACTAGTAGAGGAGGACATGGAGAAAGGGCTTCTCCCCGCAAAGAGTTTGCGCGATGCAAAGGCGTATCTTGGAGACATGATAGGTCGCCCCATCACGCTGAAAAAATCGGACTGATCAAGTCTTGCTGTACGGCAGGGGTGTCCCTGCCATTTTTGTCTCTGCGAACATGAAACAATTTTATGAGAAAGTCGTGGCCACGCAGGGCAACATTTGTATCGTGGGAATCATGGGCGAGGCTGTGCGCCCAAAATTCTTCGATGACTTGGATGCTGCCCTAGATCAGATTGAGAAATTTGACAAGGAGGATTTCAACGCCTATTTTGGGACTGGGACGTTTGATGGTTTTCGACGCAAGGCGCAATTCTGCCTCTTCCAGCGTTCGTTCTTTGTCGACCTTGACTGTGGCGAAGGTAAGCCATACCTGACCCAACAGGACGGACTCGATGCGCTTCACAAATTTGTGGAGGACAACGAACTGCCGCAACCCATCATCGTCAACTCTGGCCGTGGAGTGCATGCGTACTGGCCGTTCACCAACGATATACCAGCAGACGACTGGAAGCCCTACGCGGACAAGTTCAAGCAGTTCTGTCTGGACAAAGGGTTGTTAATTGACGAGTCGGTAACAGCCGACGCAGCGCGCATCATGCGCGCACCGGGGTCAAGGAACCTGAAGAAGGACCCCCTGCCTGTAACAGTCTTGCAAGATGCGGAGCCAACTGACTTCGAGTCATGGAAGACACGCCTCGGGCAGATTGAACAGGCTTTCAGTTTGGATGATGTTGAGAGAGGACTTGACCCCGATACACAGGCCATCTACGACAAACTCAGGGACAACTTTGAATTTGACTTTCAAAGAATCGCAGAACTCAGTCTACAAGGTGACGGCTGTGCGCAAATCAAACATATCCTCGAAAACGCATCTAGTTGCCCGGAGCCACTCTGGTACGCTGGAATATCTGTCGCCGTCCGGTGTCGTGATGGCGCTTCTGCCATACATCTCATGTCAGAAGACCACCCCAACTACTCCAGAGAAGAGACAGAACGGAAAGCCGCTCAGTCAGTCAGTTCCGCAAAGTGGGCTCACGGCTGCGATGCGTTTGAGAAAGAAAATGCAGGAGGCTGCGCCGGGTGCCCTCATAGAACTCGACTCGGACGAATCGGACCTATTGGTCTCGGGAGGGTTTTACGAGCCCCGCCAGAGCAATCCATTGTTGAATTGTTTACTGGAACAGCAGAGCAACAACTCTCAGGCGAAGAAGGTAAAGAGGACACAGTTCGGATTGTCGAGGATTCCAAAGCCGTTCCAGTATTCCCAGACTTCATCAAGCCATTTGAACGAGGACTCAACGGCGGTATCTACTACACCCCACCACCAAGGCGAGACAAAAAAGGCACGTTGATTCAAGACCCGCCTGAGTTGATCATTCATACGGATGTGTATCCGACGAAGCGCCTGTACAGCCCGCACGACGGCGAGTGTCTTGTCATGAAGGTTGTGCTGCCACGAGACCCGTCGAGGGAGTTCATCTTGCCGATGCGAGATGTGACAGCCACTGACAGACTCAAGGCGAAACTGTCAGAGCAGGGGGTCACCTTTGATCCAGTGTACGCGCCGCGCATCGCGTCGTACTTGACCAAGTGGATGGCCTATTTAATCAACATACAGAAAGCAGATGTTATGAGAGTGCAACAAGGTTGGACCGAAGATTTCAAATCGTTTGTTCTGGGCACGTATGAGTACATGGCTGATGGCACCACGCAGCATTGCCCTACGTCGCCTATATCGAAGAACGTCGTCAAGCACATCAAGTCGGAGGGCAGTTTTGATACGTGGAAGCAGTGCGTACAGATGTTCAACGATCCCGGATATGAATGGCATGCCTTCACCGTCTTGTGCGGATTTGCAACGCCTCTCATGGCGCTTACCAACGTCAACGGCGTCACGCTGTCGCTGTACAGTGAGGGTCCGGGCACGGGCAAGACTGGCGCACTGTATGGCAACTTGAGTATCTGGGGCAAGCCAGATACGTTGGCTATCAATGAGAGTACCCCCAATGCGCTTATTCAGCGCATGATCACCAGCAAAAACATTTCGTTCGGGCTGGATGAGCAGAGTAACAATGAAGGCAAGGTCATCTCCAACCTGCTCTACAACGTCAGTTCTGGTACACCCAAACTGCGGATGATGGCATCCAGCAATCAGGAACGTGAGACGCAGTTCAACACAAACTTGATCGCAGTCATCACGACCAATAAGCGCACCCGCTCCATGTTGGAGGAGTACAAGGCAAACGCAAGTGCAGAAAACGTCCGTGTTCTTGAGCCTGAGATCACCGCACCCAGAGAACCGGGGTACGAATTGACGGCTGAGCGTGGCAAGGCAATGTTCGATCCCTTGAAATCCAACTACGGATGGGCAGGGCGCGAATACGTGCAATACCTGTACAAGATTGGGCTGAACAACATCCGGCGCTCCGTGGACCTTGAGTACCTGAAGGTGGCCGACAGCTACAGCAAAAACGCTGAGTATCGTTTCCTGTCCAACCTGCTGGCCACGACACGGGTTGCAGGAGAAATTGTCAATGAGATGAAACTCCTTGACTTCAATCTGGACCGCATCTTTCAAGTCGTTGGCAAGGAGATGCTCGACACAGTCAATGGCAGGCGCAGGGATGATGAGAACTCTCGCGCAGACGTGTTGGGTGACTTCATCAACAAAAACATTCAGAACTGTCTAGTTTTGAAGGATGGCAAGGTCGTGATGGAACCACGCCAAGCCCTGTATGTGAGAGCAGAAGTGGATACCGGCACAATCTACATCTCCACCACGCCGCTCAAACAATACTTACGCGAAGCGAAAGTGGACACCAGGCAGTTTGAAAAGCGCTTGGTTGATGAAGGTGTGATGGTCGGCAAGGTGCGAAAACAGATGGCCGCTGGATGGAAGGCCGCGCTTGGAGCACACAATGTCCAAGCGTATCAAATCAGCATGGATATAAGCCACATGTTCAATGAGCAAGAAGAGCCCACCCCCGTCGCAGCTTCCGTATGAAGAGCCGGAATGGTTGCTGCCGTTTCAGTCCATGGAGATAGGGGATAGCTTTTTTATCCCCACCATGAAGCCCGCGTACTTCTGCTACGTGATTGATACGGCAGCAAAAAAGTCAGGCGTGAAGATCAAGGTCTTTGTCACATCCAAGAATGACATGCTTGGGGTCCGTGCATGGAGGATTGGTTAGGGGCGTATGCCCCCGACCGCCTCAAACCCGTTGATCAGATCGCGCTTGACGACGTTCTGTAGTTTGATGATCTCCTCAAGCTGCGGTTTGCGCTCTTTTGGAGTCAACTCGGGGTTGGCGCGAATCTGGTTGGCCCTCTCCCGCAGTTGCTTGAGCGTGCCATTGACTGCTTGGTTGTAGAACTGCACCAGAGCATAGTCGGTAGAGTGATCTTGCAGGTAGTCCCGAAGGCGTTCCGGCTGATTCTTCAGTGCGTTGATTCGCTTCTCCATGCTCTGGATTTGCTTTTCAACCTTGCTGAACTCACGAGAGTCGACGTTGGATTTGGAGCCAAAGAAACTAGCGACAAGAGGAACATCGGAGCGGATGTCCGCTTCCTTGTATCCAGACAGAGTCATGCCCGCGCTTGCTACACCGTTCACTGCCTTGGCCAAACCATCAATGTAGTTACTGGCAAAGAAGAACAGACTGTTGGGGCTGACATCAATCGCGCCGTTGGTCATGTTAAACATGGTGCGCGCAGCAATCTTGTATGACTCCGGAATGTTGTCACCACCTGTATAGGCATCACCAAACCGGGTCTGTTTGTTGTTGTAGATTTCCCGTCCCAGTCCGTCAAGGTTCATCATGTATTCCACGAACGGACGAGCAGCGGACGGCAACGCTGAGTCGATCACAAATGCCGGGAGATTTTCAATTGGGTTGATACGCGATACAGGCAGCGGCATGAACGAGTCAAGGAACGTCGTCAGCATGTTGCCAAACGCATCGGGGATGCTGTTCCTGCCCGTTAGCAGTGATGCGAACTGAGCGCCAGCCGACGCAAAGAATCCGAGACCGAAGCCCCACGGAATCTGCAAGAAAATATCTGTGCCGGGTATGGGGAACCGAGCGTAGCGCGACCACCGCGCCATGTCATCCATCAGGACTCTGTTTCGTCCTTCATCATCATCCCCGGACATCATAGCGGCCATCCAGTAGGCTATCATGCCCACCCCCGCTAATCCCATCGCCATACGCCGAGCACTAGCGCGGCGCTGTTTCATCACCTGAACAGCGGTGTTGATCTGACTTTCGCTTGCCCCGGTTTGTGCTGCTTCAAGCCGGAACATCTTCTCATCAAACTTTGTGAAAGCAGGGGCAAGCGCCTCAATCGCTCTGACCGCGCCAGTGGCAGCGGGACGGAAGAACATGAACAGCGCGCCCATCTCCTTGCCGTATCTACCCACCTGTTCAAAGTTGGCTAGATTCTTCGCATACTCAACCGCCTGAACCGTCGCGTCATCTACAGCGGCTTTTTCTGCCATCCCCTGCGCTTTGTTTTTTGTCGTGAGGTTATCGCGCATGACACGGAAAGTTGCCACACGGCTGGACAACTCAAACATGTCGTTGTAGATGTCGAGAAAATTATCAATCTGCTTCTTCTTGAGGAGGGTGGCAATTTTGTTTGCGCCCACCTGCCGTACGCCCACTTCCTCAATCAACTGATCGAGCGCGCCTTTAGCTGCGACACCTTGCAGATACGAGACCTTGCCGCCCTTCTCAACATACTCTTGCAGGTCTCTGTAGTACGGGTCTTTTTCCGCGAGACGCTTGATCTCATCGAACTTGCCACGGTTGTACAAGATCGAGTACTTGAGCGCCTTGCCCAGACCACCGCTGGCTACATCGGCAGAAATCTGGGTTATCAGCCGCCCACTTTCAACTGGACCAAACTCTGCGCCCAGCGTGAAGGCGTTGGTGAGCAAGTCGCGCACATAGTTCATCGGAGCAAACGCAGGGTTGTACCGCGTGTGCATCATCCCGATGCCGCTGGTGATACGGTTGGCTAGGTCAATCAGCGGATTGGTCTCTCGGAACTGCCTGCGGATTGCCTCACTCATGTCTTTGCCAGCAATCTTGACAATCGTGATCGACCCGTCTTTGTTGTAGTGGAAGATTTTGTCGGGACCAGCCATGGTCTCTTTGTTGGCGTTGCCGAGATACCGATCTTCAAACGGAATCGTCCCTACGATCTTGCCATTCAAAAGCTTTTGTTCTACCGCATTCTTGATCGCCAAGGTCAGGTCACGCCTACCGGCGCGCAGGGCCGAAGACGCACCATCAGCAAGCGCCTGAAGAATGGGGTTCTCCGACTCAGACAGACGCCCTTCAAACCTGTCCTGCCCTTCCTGAAGTTCTCCTCCAAGCAAGCGTGAACCGATCTCAAGCTGCTCATCGACTTCCCGCTTACCCGGACGCCCCTTGAACGGCACGTAGTTTTTGAAGCCGTAAAAGTCAACGACGTTTTGCGTAGGGATGGAAAAGTAGTTTGCTTCGCGGTTGAGCTTGATGCCCATCTCAGAGACCGCCTTGATCGCATCAGCTACGGCCTGAATCTCTTTAGCTTCACTCTGTGTGTCCAGCACCCGTCTGAGAGCCTCGATCTCACGCGGAGAACGATCAGCGATCACGTTGTACGCGCTGCCGCCTTGATTGAACAACTCTGGAGATTTAGCTTTCTTCAGCCCGTCGTGATTGGCAGGATCATCAACAACGGCATCCAGCGCCTTGCGAAGTTTCTGCGCATACTCAGTGCGCGTATCTTCAGGCAGGCTGTTCATGTTGCTCGACAGTGCCTTGAGCACGGCGTCACGGAAGCCCGCCGCTGAATACGAGGGGTTGGCAAAGAGTGCCTGCATACCCGCATCGCCCTGAAACATGTCAGCAATCACCAGCTTCTGAGTGGTGTCGTCAAGGGGTACGTTGAGCAGATACTTCACCCGACGGCGCTCAGGCTCATGCCGCGCCTCAAGAATCAGATGCAGCCGAGAAAGCGCGGTTTTGAGGTCGATGTTCAGCTTCTTGGCGTACGCATCTATAGCGTTATGAACATCCTCCGTCAGGCTCTTCATGTTGGTGTTATAGATGTTCACACCCATAGCAGCGGAGCGCGTGATCTGACCGTAGATGTTGTTGAGTTTGTCAGACAGACGATCCACCATCCCAAGAAGCGAAAGCCTATCCTCCCACCGCTTCAAACGGTATCTGTCATTCTGGAACCGTTCAGTGAGCCACATCGCACCCTGCTTGGTGAACAGACCGCTGATCTTTCGGGCTACGCCTTTTTCTTCCAGCTTTGTATCGTTAAGCGCGTTATTGACAAGCTCGTCGTCTGTCATCTCGCCCTTGGCTTTGACAGGTTCAGCCTGTTTGACTTCTTGCGCGGGCAGCGGTGCCATCTCCACACCACCCAACGGAGGCGGGGCAACAATGTCCATGAATGAAGCAAACATCTCCGTATTCATGGCTTGAGCGGCCAGCCCAGCGCGTTGTAGCACCTCTTTATCAGTGCCGCGCGCCGCCTCCATTTGCTTCTTCGTTATCTCGTAGATTTGTCTTTCAGCATCAAACGGCGCGCGAAGCTTGACGCCTAGCTGTTCTACGTCTTTGCTGGTAAAGCCCAGCATAGAGGCAACAGACTTGACGAACCGTTGCCACACCGTTTCGTCTTTTACGTACGAACGCTCTTTAGGCACTTTGAGTTTGGACAACTCCGACATGAAATTCTCGTTGGTCATGCCGTAACCAACAAACTCAAAAAGATTGTCGTAAGCACGGGGGAATGTGCCTGACAATTCTGCGCGTGATGCGTCCATGAGGTATTGCATGTGCTCAACACCACGCCGCTGCTCTGCCGTTAGCTTGCCGCCTTTGAGATAGGTGTCGATGACCCTGATCGTCGCGTCATGCACGTACTCATGCAGGAGGATGTCGGGGTTTCGCGCCGCTCCTTCCGTGACTTCAATCTTGCGCGTCCTAGGGTTGTATTGCGCTACGCGACCATCCGGCAACGACTTGACCAACTCAATTTGAGGGAACAAGTCCTTGGAAAACAAAAACTGTGCAACTGCGCGGTGTATCGGGTTGGGAGCAGCAGTGCGCAGCATGTTGAGGAACGACCTACTGTTCCCCGCTTTCAACTCACGGTCCACATAGGCAGGTATGCTCCTGCCTCCCATGATGGACGGACGCCCTGTGCGCGTTTCGCGCCCAGCAGCAGTAAGAGGTTTGGCAGGTCCACGCTGTGTCTTTTCAGCAGGGGCAGCGGTAGTAGTGATGGGTGCGGCCTCTTCAGGAGCCTCCTTCGCGTCCATCGCGGCATCGACATCCGTCAGTTCATAGCCTTCTTGTGCGGCGTATTGCTGCGCCTCATTAAATAGAACTTCAGCGCGATTGACGTTGATGCCATACACCTCGGCAAACTCTTCCGGCGTGCTGCCAGATTGAATTGCACTTACGGCGTCAAACAGAAGTGGGTCTTCTTCTAGTTCTAAATCTTTCTTCGTGCGGCCTTCTACAGGAGCCGGAGCGGGAGCCGGGGCCTCGATGGGGGCGGGAGCGGGAGCCGGAGTAGGGGCCGGGGCAGGAGCGGTTTTTAACTCGTCTAGTGCTGACTTGATCCTCGTAAACAGCGCAGCATATTCTTGAGTGTTGGTTATGGGTTGATCGCCCAAAGCATTAAATAGACTGTCTCCAATATTTTTTCTAATAGTTTTTTGGGACGCATCTCCAAGGAGCCAATAGGGCTTCCCTTCTCCATCAAAACTCACACTCAATACACGATCTGCGTTGCCTTTGCTATCTTCAAAGCGTAGCGCAATGTTTTGCGCTTGTTCTTGATCAATCAGTTCAGTAACGCGAGACTTACCATTTGGTAGCGGCGCATCAATTTTGTAGTGGATAAAACCAGATTTATCCTGCCACGAATTTGGGTCTTCAGGCGCTTTTGGATTTGGTCTCCAATAGTTTTCAGGAGTTGTTGCAGGAGCGGGAGCGGGAGCGGGAGCGGGAGCCGGAGCGGGAGCCGGAGCGGGAGCAAAATCCGGCACATCCTCGAAATCCGACACACCCGCAACTACTGCACCGGGCTGTGCTCCTTCTCCAACAATAGGCCCTCCAACATCCGTTGTAGGAGAAACCATTCCATCTCGTTGAGGTGCTTGAGTTCCTGCGGCGGGGGCTCCATCGACGGGTCCGCCAGCCACCTGAACGCCTGCTCCACCTGCTTGTTCGATAGTTCCTGCAACACCGGGGGCTCCTTGAAGTTTCGCTAGTTCTGCCTTTTTCTGAGTAATCTCCAACTTAACGTCGTTGTACTTCTTCATGCGATTGGCTGGCACATGTTGTCCAGCAGCAATTGCATCTTGTATCTTTTTGCCGCGCTCAAGGTTTTCGTTTTCCAACCTTGTTATCTCAGCAGAAAGCGCGGTTGTATCAGCCGGTGCGACAGGCTGGATAGCAGCCAAAGCCCCAGGCGCAATCGTAGGTACACCAGCGGGGGTTTCCGGGGGGAGTACACCCTCTTGCGCCAGTATCTGTCTCTCCAGTGCCGCCGTATCCTCCAGCGTGGGCGCAGCGCCTTGCGCGGCTGCTTCTTCTCTGGTTGGCCCCCTGCCAAAGGCAACGTCCGCAGCCCCGGTGATGACGCCACCACCTAGACCACCCTTGAGGCCCGCGTCTACGAAACGAATGAAGTTTTTGGATGTGAAGAATTCAGGATTGTCCGAAACAAAAGCTTCTGCCGCTGCGCTGGACATCTCTTGCACAGCCTCAGTGCCGCCCTCAGTGAGGAAGCCTTTACCAAGTCCAGTTGCGCCGCGCTTGTACCACGCGCCGATGATCTCTTCCCTTGGGATACCCGCTGCACCAGCCTTGCGCAAAAGCTGTATCGGAAGAATCGCATCCAACACGGAGTTGAAACCACCAGCCACAAGCGCAGCGCCAAGGTCTTCCTTGCCTGTTTCTTCAAGGATGTTTTG